TTTGTTTTATCTGTACAGAGTTTCGCCGCCAGCAGCTAAATACTGCGCTAGACATTCGATCACATAAGGCTCTGTAAGGTAGCCGCCACTTATCTCACCGTTCAGTGGGATAATGTGTTTTGCTTTTTGCGGCTCAAATCCATGCTCTTCTAGTATTCTGTACGGTCCCCAACCTTCCAATATCAGGGCCGCGTAGTAGTCACTCGCTACTGTTCTGGCTTGCGCCAGACTGATCTTGTTTTTGCTCTTGATTGAAACAATTTTTTGTTGTGCCATAACAAAGCAACCTCCCTGCTGCATTGATGATCCAGGTGCCTACCATGAGGCCATGCGTTTCTCCGCATCTATCACAAGTTACAACTGTTCTTGAGTATCTGTGCTGGGTCTTTGGCTTTCTTGCCATCGTAAGTTCTCCAAGACTGTCTCTGTCAGTTTCTGTGACAGCCATAACATTTGTTGGGGTGACATATCTTTGCGGTACATCACCCCATCAATCGTAACCAATAGATGGTCTGGGTACGGATGGATCAGGACATTAGATTTTAAACGGGATGTCACTGTCGTCTAAATCTTCAATTGGTTCCTGATGCTGAGACTGCACAGACTGAGCAATAGGCTTGAGGCCACCCTGTGAAACACCATCAGCAATGTTGTCAGTGGCAGCGTAAGGTACAACCCTGCTGATGCTAACGCCAATACTGCCGTCATCGTTCTTGAAGCCCTTAACACTGTACTTCCAGTCACTGCGTAAAGTGATATCAGCAGGGCTACCTTCTTTGTATGGTTTCCACTTGCTGTTCCCATAATCTGATTTTGAGGAATCTTCTGTGTTTGCAAACAACCTAATGCTCATAATTGATTCATATTTATTAGCCATGTCTAACTCCTTGGCTTGAGTTGTGAATTTCTGCGGATGAGTATTTCAACAGTCTTTTGATACAAGTCAGGCGCAACCTGTTTCATGTTGTCCATTTTCTCAATCATCCAACCCATATCCATATAGTTTTTTAACTCAGCGTGGGTGCGCTTGTTTTGGGCTTGAACATCAACCTCCCTCATAAAATCACGCCACTCTTGCATAGGATCTGGTGATTGGTTCTGACGTTGGAATTGGGCTGGCTCAGAAGCCCCATCAATCGCCTCCTGCTTGCGTGATACAGCATCCATCTCATTGGCAGAGGCATATTCTCCACCAGCAAGCCCAAGGCTTGCCAGTGCGCGTCCTATGGCTGATGTTTCAGCGTTCTCAAGTGCGCTTGTCGTATTGACATGCCCTTGCCCCCTGATCTCTTCAGCCATACCAGAGCCTACGATACGCCCGTTACTGTTTGTTACAATGGCTTTGATGACAACGCGATGACCGTCATCCACCAGTATGTTTGTATCAACACCATAGAATGTGCCGTGATCTCTACGAAAGGCCTCCATTCGATGCACAACTTGCGTGTACTTTTTGTTGCCCTTCTGCTTTACGCCATGAGTTTTGTTCAACTCATTTATGGCGTCCATAGTTTTATTCAGATCCGTCATACTTCTTTATCCCCAACCTATCAGCCATTATGTGCATAAACACTGACCATGTTGTTTCCATGTTTTGGAGTTTCAGTTCAAGATCGACAACTGTAGCACATAGCTCATCTACGCGCTGTTCCAACTCTTGTTTCTCAGTCATCTGTATTTCTCCCGTCCAAAGATTTTAACAAATGACGGGCAATTTTTTGTTGCTTCACATCCTCTGGCAAACTTTCCCATTTTGCTTGGCCTCTATTGTGAGCATGATCTAGCATATTTTGCTCTGACAATTGTTGCATCTCTCTACGGCTCTTGCCTTCATACTGATTTTTTTTATGAGCCATCGCATCCTCTTTAGAAATATAATCTTCTTCATAAAGAGCCTCTGGTATTAGCCAGATTTGACCTTTGGGCTTCATGCAGTTCTGACCAGATTTATAAAAAGACTTCCCAGCAAGACCATACTTTGCATCTCTATGTTCAACGACAATTCTGCCCCTGCTAGTAATGGCTTCTATTTCATAAAATTCTGGTGGGTACATTTCGCTATGACTTGCTGTTTTTATGACAACAACCTTGTCTCCAACTTGTGGGGGGTTGCTTTCATAATATTTTTTGGTCATAGCCATGTCACGATTCTTACGGCGAAAAGCATGGCCCATACCAAAACGCCCCCTGTAGGTTTCATGGCTTGCGTTTGGTGTTGTTTTTTTGCCTTCCTCTTCAAACATCTTGATGATCCTCCATGTAAAATTCTGCTGCCCACATGACTAACTGGCCTCTGCCGCTGCCACCTTTGCGTTTGCGGTGATCAATCTTTACCAGGCCTTTTTCTTTTAAAGCTTTAAAGCGTGGCGTAATTGAGTTATATCGGTGCTGCGGCAGGGCATTGCAGACTTGATCTGCTATAGCTCCTGCTGCACCGAAAGCCCAAATGGCATCGAGAACAACTTGCTCCATGTGAGTAGCATCAATGCTTGCAGCAGCATCGTGACTGGTACTTGGATCATCACGGCGAACTAATTTATATGCCTCAGTCATTGCTAATCCTTTCTACTTTCTGAATTTTCACATTAAGAAAATCCAAACCCGCGTTTTTATAGGCCTTGTTTTGCTTCATGATCTTTTGCGTGACCTTTAACGCAGCCTCATCAGCACTACCTGCTTTCACCTTGTAGGTTTTCTTGAAAGTTACTTGAACCTCAACCTCATGGGCTTGCCCATATCGGTAGAGCTTGTCATCACTTTTGATGATCTTGTCTAATTGGTTACTAAAAATTTCAAACATATTTATCTCCATGCTTGCTTTGCTAGTTTTAGGATTGATGGGCCATGACGCCGCGCTATTTCATTGTAGTCTGGCTGAACCAAACCAAACAACGCTGACCATGAACCGTTAGCTGCGCGGAAAAGGTTTTGTGTAACCTTCCAACTTTGCACAGCTTCATTGTAAGCACGCAGAAGATTTGCTTCTGACAGTGCGTCACAATTCTCTGATGTTGCTATGTGATATCCAGCCCCAGTAACAAACAGCAGTGCTGGTGTTTCCCCTGTGGCCTTCCAATAAATAGACTGTTGAATGACTTGTTGCCATGTTGGCTCAGTCTTTGGTTTAGGCGTGCGGAATGTGCGGGTGCCATCCTTCTTAACAGGATTACGCAACGGCAATGAACATTTTAGATCTATCTGTTTGCCACCTCCGCTGAAGTCTTGATACAACATGATAGGAACATCGCTCTGCGGTTCATCATGCCACCTCTGGTACTCACCACTAATTTGATTCGCCCCAGTGAAAAACTCATCGACACCTTCTATGGCTGCGGCAATCATGTCTGGTATAACAACAGCGCACGCCTCCATATCTTCTGCGTCCTTGCCATCATCCCAATCCAATGGCTTATGTTCATGAAACATTGCCATAGCATGACGTACCGCCTCTGCAATAGGCACGCCTTCTTGTTGACCAATGATAGGATTGAACTGATCTAGCCCTTTGAACAAATTTACTCCGTGCTGAACACAAATGCCAGCCCAAGGTTTAGATGACATTGGAAAAGATTTTTTATGCTCATGACGTAACCATATTTTTAAAATCATCTCATACTTTAATGCCGTGGCCCCGCTTGCGCTATCGTGCCGCAAGCCCATGTCAGCCAAGACTTCTGGTGCTTTCTTCATTTTGGATTGCCCCTTTAAATTTCCACGTTTCTCTTACATGTCTATAGTGCGATTGACTATCTGTCAACACTGGTGCTACAGTTTTTTCATGAAGTTAGATGTGTACCTAAAACAAAAAGGCATTAGTCAAGCGCGGTTAGCGAGGCGTTTAGGCATGTCCCGCTCTGCCGTTTGTTTGCTGGTATCTGGCAAAAGGTTCCCATCTCCTGAGACTATGCGTAGGGTTCTTTTGGCAACTGAGGGTGAGGTTAAACCAAATGACTTTTATGACGATACAATGCAATGAATGTAGTGGTGAGGGGTGGGTCAGGGAACGTGATCCTTTCTCCCGCCACGATATGAATTGGGTCAACTGTTTCTCTTGTGATGGAGATGGACGCAAGCCAGAATTGATACAACAGGGTGATGGCTCATGGGCCAAGCTCCTCTCTGAAGATCGCTGTGTAGTATGCAAGACTGCTATGACTCAACCGAACAAGTGTAATGTTTGTGGGCTGCGGTACGGCAATGGTTGACAGTCGTGGAAAAGGGGCTGCTTTTGAGCGGTCGATTATCAATCACATAAAAGATAACCTTGGGGAGCGATTGCCGGAAATGCCAAAGCGCAACCTCTCTCAATATCAGGTCAAGGGTGAGGCCGACATTATCATTCCTAAATGGTCGATAGAGTGTAAGGCCTACGCATCTGGCGCGTCATACAAAATGGGGTGGTGGCAACAAGCCTGTGAGGCTGCTGCTGGCACTGATATGTATCCTGTCTTGATTTATAAATTTAACAACAGGCCAATCAAGTGTGTGATCCAGCTAATGGCAGTGTGTCGAGACTTCACTTACAACCCTGACGCTGTTTGTGAAGTTTCTCTGCCGACTTGGTTTGAAATTGTAAGAGAGAGTTACGGAGAGGGTTGACAGCTTTTTTTGCGTTTGTATAATCAGCTCCGCTGTGTACTACCGCGCAGCATTAGGTAAGGCATAGCAATATTGCTTTACTATAAATATCTATAAAAAAAGCAAGACAATGCTGTACTGCCGCGCGGCATTACTAAGTCTTTATTGGTTTTGCTCCCTCTCTGCTAATGCTAAGTTTTTCTGCGCTATCTCAAGACTCCGCAAGGCCTTGACCAACAAGGTTACAGGCATTGGGATAGGCACTTCTCCTTTTTCATAATAGGATATGGTTCTAACAGACAGGCCAAGCCTCTCTGCCATCTTGTGTCGTGACAGGCCAAGCCTGACTCTTTCTGCTTTTAATTCTGCTTTTGTCATGTTAGATAATTCCTTCCTTACTTTGCTAGTGAGGGTAGGCCGCGCTTGGATGCCCCTGGCGCGGCCTTTTCTCTTTTACTAACGCGCCGCCCTCTCTCTGCTAGTGGCTTGCGCTGTTACATTCACAATCAGGATATACTCACCGTTGCCCGTTCTCTTGTAAGACAGGGCCAGCAGATCGCCAACTCTCGCTTGTTTCTTGATGCCGGATAGACTTATTCGCCTATCTGATCGCATGATTGTGCGGTATAGATTGACGCGGCATGGCGTGCCGTCATCATATTGGCCTTCAATAGTTATCTTATCGCCATTGGTCATGGCGTCCATGTCATGGCCCAACAACAACGCCAACTTTCTGATGCTGGCATTGGCGTCAATGATATGTTTATCCAACATGGTTTTGGTGAGTCTAATTTTGCCAATGTCTGGCGATAGACTCTCAATGATGGTCTGTTCTTTGTCGATTGTCATTTTACTGCCTTCTCTCTGCTAGTGGTTCCCATTACAATGCCCTCGCCAAGATACAATTTCACAAGGTTGTCTAGTGTCCTGTTCGCCCCTTTGATCGTGGGGTAGCAACAAGACTTGCTAAACCATTTTGTCCAGTTTTTTTGCCGCCTGTCCCAATATCTGCGGGTGGGTTTTAGGTTTTCCAAAGTGGCTTGGCGTTCTTTGTATATTACGAATTGATTGGACATGATTGCCCCTTTCTCTGCTAGTGATTATGCCATTGCTGGCGTTTTAAAGGCCATATAGGCCCATTGAGGGGGTGAAGGGTAGTTTCCTACCCTAAACCCATTAACTGCGCTGGAGTGATACATTCTGGCGCGGCCCAATCATTGACCATGCCGCAACCTGTCATGATGTTTAAAAGTAAAAACATCACCAACAAGTAGAACCCGACAAGCGTTGCCGTTGCGAACAATACTTTTGCCATTGTTTGTCCCCTTATTTTTAATTGTTCAGATCAGCAAGCGTAAAGGTTCCATCTTTGACACGCGCTTTAATTTCTGCGGTGGTCATATCAAGAAATTGATTCCTATACTTACTTGTGGTGGTGCTATAATCCCAATATCTTTGGTCAAGCTCTACCCTGCCCCCAAAAGTGTTGGCGTCTGGTGTAAGTTTTGCAACTGTAACCCCATAAGAATTGAACCATTTTGTTCCTGTTTCTTTGTGAGTCAAAACAAGTTGTGTTGGGATTGGCAGGCCTGTCCTGCCTTTCATGTTTTCTACTGTTACTGGTGCCATTGTTCTATGTTCCTTTTTGCTAGTGTTGCGGGCTTTCACCCCCTCACAACATGCCGTGACATGCTGTCAGGGGGTGGCACGGTTACCCGTGCCGCCTGTTTTTATTCTGCTGCCATGGCTTGGCTTGTTTGCATATCCAGCAAGTGATCTGCTGCCTTTTGTGCAAGACCAAAGGCCTTCATCATGGCACGCTTGTCCTGCTTCAACACTTCCAGCCAATTGTTAAGATATTTGGCATGATCTGGTGTTGGCTCTTTCTCAAGGCCAAGCATTGCGGCAAGTAACGCGCTGCCAGTCTCAGCAACCAATTCCTCGAAAGCGTAGGCATTGGAACCAAAACGATTGGCAAGTTTTCGATCAAGTCTGGACGGGTGGCCTGTCCAGTGAACAAGCTCATGCAGTAACGTGCCGTAATAGGATTGTTCCATTGTTGTGGAGTCGGTACCCTTAAAGTCAGAGAAATAAGGCATTTGGATATAGTCGTGATTGGATACATAAAACGCGCGGTCTCCACCATGCTTGATGATTGCACCCGTATCCTTTACCAGACTTTCGGCGGCTTCATGTTGCCCGTTAATTTCAACCCGTGTTGGCGTGTTGTCGGATTGGTACCCATCAACCTGATCAGCATTGAACACAACAAAACCCTTTAGCATTGGGACCATTGCCTGTTCATCTGTTTTCTTGTCCGTGATTAGAACCTTGTCAAAAAATACAATGTCAGTACCCTTTGAGCCTTTTTTGATCTTGTACCCTGCTTTCTGCCATTGCTTAAAGGTTCCCCATTCATTGGACGAAAACCCATTGGCAAAACATGACAGAGCGGTAAAAAATGTGTTGGTTCCGCGATATGCCTTTTTGCTGAATTTGTTGTGGTGACAATCCAGCGCGGCAACCTGCCATGGCTTGGTCCAGTCTGAACCATGCTCATTCATAAGTTTGATTACCGTGTCTGTTACGATCTGATACCGATCTTTTCTGTTGTATGTAGTCATGACTATGCCCCTTTGTATTCAACAATATTGATGATCAGGCCAACAAGTGACCAAAAGAATGACACAAAGCCAACAAACGCCAGCCCCATGCCAATGAAAAAGCCTATCTGATCATGCGGTATTGTTTGCATGATTGCGGCACCACCCATGCCAACGCAAATGCTGGCAAGGATGAGAACAGCAAAGGCAATCGCCTGTAGTTTTGCAATAGACTTTGATTGACGGTGAAATGTTGCACGCATTGCTCTATTGCTGCCACGACTTGCGGTCATAGCCGCATGTTTCACCGTAACGCTGCATTGAGTCGATTGCGTCAACAAGTTGTTTTATGCCGTTGTCAATATGACGCTCTCGCTTTAAATCCGCGCTTGTGTAGTTGTCTACCATGTCTGGATCTGAATAAAACGCTTGTCTTATAAGCTCAATGTTATCAGCTACACGGTCTAGACTGCGCATTAAAGCTATAAAGTCATATCTGTTGCATGGTTTTGTTGTGTATTCCATCATTGGTTTTCCTTGTGTTTGCTAGTGATATAGCTAGACATAATGCAAGGATTGCATAGTGTCAACAGGAAAATGTGCAAAGGTTGCATTATTTACAGTCAACATGAAATGTGATACTTGTCATAAGTATGTATTGCACAACTTACATAAAGGCATATCAAGCAAGGCATGGCTTGGTTGTTTGTTGTGGATTGTGTGGTGTTGGTTTTGCCAACGCCTGACCATACAGACCGAACACTGCTTGCGCGGCAATACAAGGCAAGAATGACAGCGCAAAACGTGGCACGCGGACAGGCAGGGGGGAGTGTAAAAAGGCCGTGACCCCCGCACAGCGCGGCCTCACTCTATATGTGTTAAATAGTACTATCCAGTACACAGACAGGAGTTACCTTGAGCAAACTTACAAAGGTCAAGCTGGACTGCATTGAAGAGCTAGTTATGGATGGTCATAGTCTTGTAAAGGCATGTGAGCTATCTGGTGTAAGTAGGACTGCTTTGTACAGTCGTATGGGCAAAGATAGCGAGTATGAGGCTAGGATAAGGGGTGCGCAGCGTCAGAGTGCTGAGAAGGCTCTTGAAGAGCTTGATGAGTTATACAGTGATGCGTTGCACAGACGTAAGGACTATGATCCTAATGTTTTGAGAGACTATGCTAGTCATGTTAGATGGAAGGCATCTAGGGTTATATCTGACAGGTTTGGCGATAATAAGAGCCGTGCTGGTGTAGAGGTCAGTGATGGCACTGTGAGGATTGTCTGGGAGACTTCTGAAGCAGATGCAAGTTAAGATTCCTTACAAGCCAAGGCCCGTACAGGCAGAGATGCACACTAACTTGAAGCGTTGGAACGTGCTTGTGATGCACAGGCGTTTTGGTAAGACGGTATGGGCTGTTAATGAGTTGATCAAGAAGGCTCTGACTTGTGAGCTACCCAGACCCAGAGTTGCCTTTGTGGCACCTACGTTTACTCAAGCTAAACGGATTGCTTGGGATTATGTAAAATACTATGCGGGTGTAATACCTGGAGCTACGTTCAATGAGACTGAGCTACGGGTAGACTTCCCTAATGGTGCTAGGCTCACGCTTCTCTCAGCCGAAAACCCAGATAGTCTGCGTGGTATCTACTTAGATCTTTGCATCTTTGATGAATTTGGTATGCAGAACCCAAGGGTGTGGGGGGAGGTTGTTAGACCCGCCCTATCCGACAGAGAAGGGGGCGCAGTGTTTTTAGGGACGCCAGCAGGGCATAACCATTTTTTTGATCTTCTAGAGCAAGCTAAGTCGGAGATGGCTAACGGCTCAGACCAGTGGTATTGGAAGATTGTAAAGGCCAGTGAGAGCGGTCTGGTAAAGGAGAGTGAGCTAGAAGCTGCCCGTGTTCAAATGACGCCAGAGCAGTATGAGCAGGAATACGAGTGTTCCTTCACTGCTGCTATTATAGGAGCGTACTATGGCAAACTGTTGGCAGACGCTGATGATACTGGAAGGATTACAAGGGTTCCATATGATCCTGCTTACCCTGTGCATACCGCATGGGATCTGGGTATAAACGACTCAACAGCTATTTGGTTTGCGCAGATTTACCGCAGTGGTGCCGTTAACGTAATTGATTACTATGAGAACAGCGGTGTAGGGCTAGACCATTACGCTGAGATCTTGCGGCAAAAAGATTATCATTGGGGGGATCATTTAGCCCCTCATGACATTGAGGTTCGGGAGCTTGGTAGCGGTAAGAGTCGATTGGAGACTGCGTTTAGTCTTGGCGTCCGCTTCAAGGTTATACCCAAAATGAAGGTGGCTGACGGCATCAACGCAGCGCGTATGCTAATCCCTAAATGCCACTTTGACAGAGACAAATGTGAGACAGGCGTAGAGATGTTGCGCCAGTATAGGCAGGAGTGGGATGAACGTAAAAAAACTTTTAGAGATCATCCGCGTCATGATTTTACGAGCCATGCTGCGGATGCGTTTAGGTATCTGGCTGTTGGGCTGGAGAATAGACAAAGTTATACGAAACCTCCGCAACAAGTCGCGGTTAATGAATACAATCCTTTCACGTTATGATGCACGAAATGTCAAAGCCATTCGTACTGGCGTTGGTAGAAAGCAGTGATTACCACAAGTGGTGGGGGGATGCGGAAGTTAGGAAATACGTTGATGTACCCATGGAACTGGGGCAGTACGCAGTGTTTTGTAATACAGAATATACGCCTATAGGATACGCTAGTTGGGGCTTCCCAAGTGAGGCACAGGTTCAAAAATACTTGATTGAGAATGTGTTTCCTGTAGATGCCTTTGATGGCGGTGGCAACACACTTTGGATTGTAGACTTTATTTGTTTCGGTGGAAAGAGTAATATAACAAAAGTTATTCGACAGTTACGCGATATGTTTGTCGAAATGGGTTATGACCAAGCTATGTGGTTGCGAACCGAAACTGGCAAGTTAGGTTGGCTACAAGTTAAGGAGAAGTGACATGGGATCAGGCGGTGGCGGCGGCGGTGGCGGCAATGATAGAAATCGTGGTGTAGAGCGTGGACGGACAAGGCAACCTACAAAGCCTAAGCCAGCACCAAAGCCAAAGGTTACTAAACCAACATCCCCGCCTAGAGGTGGGGGGAACGATAAACCATCAAAGGCCAGATCAAAGCCGCCAGCGGCTGAAAAAATGCGTGAGGTTGGTGTGCGATATACACCCACTTCAACGCCTAGCGGTGGGCTTGCTATAAAAGCAGATATTAGAAAAACTGGGCCTAGCGGCGAACTGGCACGCAAACGTGGCCCAAGTCCAGGGGATGTTTTGGCAACTGTTGGCACGCTGCCTACTGTCAGCGCGGATGTTGCCGCAGCAAATATTGCTGGTCGTCCTGATGTAAACAGAGATGTTCTTGGTGATCTTGCTAAAAGAGCTAGAGTAGGCCAGATGCCGAATATGGATGTGCAGCTTCCAGGTCTTGGCACTGTTGGCATGAACATTTTAAACGTAGCTGGCAAAAAGTCTGCAATGAATTTGCTAACTGGGCTTGCTACTGACCAGCCTACTATCAAAGACGGCAAAGTAACTTACGGCAAGGAGATCGTTACAGATCCTAGAGGTGGAGTTGCTGGCTTGGTTGATAAAAAAACGGGCATATACTCAGGCCGTCCTGACCTTGATCCTACTCAGCCTAAACTTGAGAAAGGTTCAGACCCAGAGCCTGTGATCACGCCAGAGGTTACGCCAGAAGTTGTGCCTGATGATACAGCAGAAGCGTCAACTATTGTAAGTCGCGGTAAGAGGCGCACTCGCGGAAAACGTAGTGGCCTTGCTGGCAAAGATGAAGAATACGGTATTCTAGTTACCACATAGAGAGGTGTGATATGTCCTTCTTAACTCCCAAAGTAGCTGTTCCACCCCCTCCCCCTGCGCCAGAGCCGCCATCTGAGGCTGACTACGCACAGGCAACCGCTCTATCAGAAGATGCGTTAGCAAGAGAGCGGCGCGGCAGGAAAGGCAGGAAGTCAACGCAAGTTGCAGGGATCTTGGGTGAATCAACAGATTCCACTATTACGAAACCTACGTTGTTAGGATAAGACATGGAAAAGCAGAATGAAGTCATTGCTAGGTTTGAATATCTAGAAGGCCAGCGTGCTAACTGGGATAATCATTACCAAGAACTGGCAGACTACATGCTGCCCCGCAAAGCTGACATTGTGCGTAAGCGCAGTCGAGGCGAAAAGCGAATGGAGCTTATCTATGACGGCACTGCTCTGCAAGCCGTTGATTTGCTTGCATCTTCTTTGCATGGTATGCTTACAAGCGGTGCGTCACCATGGTTCCACTTAACTATGAAGGACGCGCAGTTAGGGCGTGATGAAGAGGTGTTGCGCTGGTTGGAGGACACTAGCCAGCGCATGATGCGTGCCTTTGTCATGTCAAACTTTGAAACAGAGATCCATGAAATGTATGTGGATCTTGTTGTGTTTGGCACAGGCTGCATGTTTACAGAAATGGACAAAGAAAGTCTGCGCTTCAGCACTCGCCACATCTCAGAGTTTTATGTTGCAGAAAACCAGTACGGCATTGTTGATACTGTGTTCCGTAAATATAAACTGCCAGCGCGTCAGGCTGTTCAACGCTTTGGCATTGAGAATGTTGGCGAGTTCATCAAGAAGGTGTTTGAGAAAAAGCCTGATGAAGAAGTGAAGCTACTACATGTTGTGATGCCGCGTAAT